CGATATCAGTTTTGTAGTGCAGAGCGATATCGTTGCGAAGAATCCCGACGATTTCATCCCAAGTCGGCTGCTGCATAGCGGCCTGGGCTTCTGGCGGGATAGCCGGGGGCTGCTGCCCAGTCGTCTGCGCCTGCATCTGGGCCTGCTGGATCGCCATCTGCGACTGCTGCTTCTGCGCCGCTGTCAGGAAAGGCAGCCCCGTCATCTGCTGGAAGGTTTCGACTTCGAACTTCGCCGCAGCGATTTCCAGCATAATGCTCAGAGCCTCTCGGCAGTAGCGCTGGACTTCCTTCTGCATTTTCTTAAGCCGCAGGGTGCCCCACTGGTTCTTGATATTCTGCGCGGTGGCTGTTTCGCTGGCGACGGAAGCTCCTCGGAGAATGTCGCTGATGCCGGTGATTTCGTAAATTACCTGCTTCACCGCCTCACGCTGTTGGTAAAGGCTCTGCGCCGTCGCAGCAAGTTCGTTAATTGGAACAGTCCAGAGGAGCTTATCCATCCCAGTGCCGTCAGGCATAGACTGGACATTCTCGACTGGGGTGAAGGTGTTGTCATCTGCTTGGAGAATGCGGTCAATGCCTTCGACCGCAGCGTTATAGGCCCCGCGGAACTTAATAGCTTTGATGATCGCCTTAAGCCGCCGGGTGATTTCGTTGAGTTCGTAGGCTTGAGAGCGGTAGTGCTCATACAGCGGAGTCGGGACGAGGGTCGTAACCTTCCGCATGAAGTTCAGAGGCTTCGGGACAGGGAAGAACCCTGACAGCCCGAGAGGATCGGGAACATCGCGGAGAGCGCCTTGCGGGTAAACCGCCGAGAAGAACTTAACCGTCCGGGTCGACTTATCCCAGATTTCGTAGACTTTGTAAGTCTTAACCCCTGTGAGTTCCTCGCGGGTTTCGGAGCCGGAAGGGGAATCCTCATCATCCGACTGTCCGAGGAGGTTGAGTTCGAGAGGCTTGTCTTGGAAGTTATTCCGAAGCTCTTCCTCCGACATATCCCATTCGAAGCCGATCCAAGGGACTTTCTTCCAAGTCCGAGCGTAGCCGTGGAAGAATTTATCCCAGCGGACTGACTCTCCGTAGACGCATTCAGGGAGGTTGTTACCTCCAGCGGTGAACTTGAATCGGGTTAATCCCCGGTTGGTCAGAATCCCGTCGAGGACGGCGGGCTGCATGAGTTCGTCGAAGGAGTCATAATCCTGAGTCTCGGTGTCGATGAGGAACTTCAGCGTCCGCGTGGAGACCTCACTAGCGGCCTTGCCGAGAGGATCGGCATCGCGGAAGCGGCGCGTGACCAGTGGGATCGGTCGAGAGTTATACACCGCCGGAATGAGGACTTCCGCGTTTGAGTAGACAATCGCGAAGGGAGTTTCGTCCGGCTTCTTCGCTTCGTAAAGGTCTACGACTTTCTGACCCTTTTGGCGGAAAGTCTTTTCCCGCTTGAGGGCGTCTTGAATCCGGCTGATCCAGGTCTGATAAAGTCCCTCACCGGGGTTCTTAGGCATATTCTTCCCTTTCCATACGGAGGCGCTTGTTCCGCTCGACGAGTTGGGTGAAAGTCATTTGCGACGGGAGCGGAGGCAAGCCATTCCCGACAGATGGGGAGACTTTAGGCTGCCACGGGCGGGACATGCAAGCATAGCGGACTTCATCCGCGATATGGTCCTCACCGTCGGTGTCTAGGTCTTCGGTGTTCTTTTCATCGTGCTGGAGGGTGGGCATGGTGCGCCAGAAATCCTCGCACTCGAAAGCGGCGTAAAGCATTGGAGAGCCGCTTTCTCCAACGAGGCGTTGGCGGACTTGTTCCCAGCCCGGCTGGCGTTTGTTGTCCGCGCGCCGCCACCGGCACCGGGCCATAGACTCCGCGATGGAAGGCCCTCCGTTGCGGATGAAGATCGCCGGGTCTGCGACTCCGTAACGGATGCGCTCTTTCTCCTCGATGGAGAGAATCTCCTTAGCTACCATATCAGCCGTCATGCCGAGACCTTTGTTGATGCCGCTGGCCCCATACCACTCCCGATAGCGGAACATCGCGCCTTTCGGCATCGGGTCTTCGGCAGGCCAAGTTCCGTCGCAAAGCGCCCACCAACCGACGGAGAAGGGCTTGGCAGAACCCCAGTCAAAGGAGCGGAAACGGACAGTCGTAGGAGGCGCCCAGCGGATTAGATCAGCGGGCTTCCCGTGAGTCTGTTCGTCGAGTTCGGTGAAGTAAGCCCCGTCAATAATGTCCCAGTTACCTTCGAGCCAGGCTTTGACTAGGGCTTCGGAGCCGGACTGACGAAGGCGGAGAACGTAGGTTGGATCGCTGCGAAGGAGGAGCATATTATCCCCGAGTTTGGAAGGGATAAAGACCCGCTCCAAAGCGACGATCTGGACTTCTCCGTCGATTTCGACAGGGCATTCTTCGCGGATTAGCTGGAACCCCTGAGGGTTCGGGTCGATGTAACGCTTTTTTACCCAATTATGCCCAGGACCGCCAGGGTTACCAGTAAGCCGCATCCCAACAGGCACGCCAGAACCACTGCGGAGTGTCGCTCGTAGCTTGTCGATAGGTGCGGGGGATGGGAAATTGGTGACTTCTTCGACGTAGACGCGGGTGTAGTTGTGGCCTTGGTATTCTTCGGCATCGGAGTCCCTTTCGAGGTAGACGAACTTCAGTCGCGCGCCTCCGGGCATGAGCCACTCAGCGCGCTGTTCGTTGTATTTCCCGCCGATCTTTGGGAAGAGCTGCTTCGTCCGTGCGATGACTTCAGCGAGCTGCTTGAACTTTCGGCGGACGAAGATGCCGATGGCGGCTTCGCCGTAGAGGGAGGAGTGCTGGAGCCAGTCCCCGATGGAGGATTCGGTTTTTCCCCCGCCTCGCGCTCCTCCGTAGAAGACTTCGAAAACCGGGCACTGGATTAGTGCGGTTTGAGGGCCTTCCTGTGGGGACCAGATGATAGTGGGGTCGGAGGGCGCGGGGATCATTCCGCCGTCACCATCTGCAGGCCATTAGCCGCTAGAATGTCCGCAAAGTGCCCGTCCGCATCGGCGCGGAAGTCGGCAATCAGCGCGCCCAGCACTTCGGCCAGATCGGCCAGAGGAAAGTCCAGACCATCGGGAGGATTGCCCTGCGCCGCGCCTGCGATCATGGCGATGAAGTCGTCAGTGACTTCGCCGCGCCCGCCCCAATGGGTTGCGGGTTCGCTGCCGGTCGGAGACAGGGCGACAGAGTAGTTGTTCGGTCCGTGTCCCAGCGCCTCGCCAAGAGCGTTGGCCTTGTCTCGCTGGGCTTCGGGGATGATCAGGACTGCGCTGGGCATATCAATAAGCCCCCGTTTTCGAGTTTACCCAAGCCTCGGTCTGCGCGATCTGGTCGGCGGTGAGGTTCGGCCCGAAGCGGCAAATCAGGCCGTAAATGCGACCGTTAAATGGCAAGATACTTGTGCCGTAACGCCCGATGCGAACGGTCTGTGCGGAGAAGTTTCCCGTCCCCTGATCGCCAGTTGCAGGAGTCGCGGCAACACCGTTGCGGCGGGCAACCGCGCTATCGCCCGCAATGTCGAATAGGCCGGTAATGACCGCTGTATCAGGGGCTGCAAAAGTTGCGGTTGTAGACTTGATTGTCGGCCCATCAGCCGCAGTTCCACGCGATCCAGCCACGTAATCGCCGCCAGTGCTAGCCGGCGCAATCATTATAAACGTGCCGGATACCCCGCTCCAATTGTCACTGTGCATTATCAAAATGCCAGCAGCAGCATTGCTGGCCTTGCGAAGCCCGGCGAACACCTGCGCCTTGTCCGTCCCCGGCGTAATGGTGCCGGTGACAAGGCTGTCATCGCTGCCGTCAAATCCGAGATACCAGCAGTCGGTCTTGCCCGCTTCTGTTACGTCAAAAGAGGAGACGACTTTCTGATATGCGGTAGCAGTGGAACCGGTTTCGAGTTGTGCGCCCCAGACGTAGATGCCGCTGGTGCCGTCGCCCGTGTAGCTCAGCACATTGTTTGCGGAAGCGATATAGGCGGTCAGTACGCCTGCGGCAGTTGCTGTAGCGGTTGCCGTAGCGACAATGCGATACCACCCATTGCCAACTGGGGTGACGGATGCAGTAAGGCCAGCATCGACCGTGCCAGTTACCCCCGTCGCGAGATTAAAGTTAGCCACGCCACCGTTAAAGGCCCCGTTGGTCGACTCAAACCGCAGAGCCACCCATGAGCGCTCCGCCGCCTTGGCGTACATCGAAAACGTATATGCCGTTCCGTTTACCACGTTTACATTGAACTGCGCGCAGTAGTGCGAGTTGCTCGCAGTCGTATCTTCAACCAGCTTATCGGCGTCCGCCGTGCCGTCCGGCGACGTGGTAGCGTTAGCCGTAATCGACGAGCGCACTTTATTCCAACGCGCATTATCAAACTGCTCCGTGTAGGTCAGCAGGTTCCGCGTTCCACTCGCCGGGTTCCTGCCCAGCGTCGGACGCGAAAGCGAGGTGGACTGGGTGGCGTGGTTGCCGCGCCCGGACTTATCCAGCACCAGCCCCACCGACTGACCCGCAGCCGTTACAGGCGTGGTGCCTGCCGTGTCCTGAAACAGCGTCGAGAGGTCG